GACAACGAGTTTCTCCTATTAATAAATCAACACCTACATGACCTGACACAAAATAATCTGAACTAGCAGTAAGAGTTTTACTATTACCACTTGTATCATTACAAGCCATTGTCATACCTAATGGTTGAAAACTAAAATATGGTTGGAATATATCTTCACCATCTCTTGATGTATCAAAGTTAAATGTAGATACTGCAAATGTTGTTAGACCAGTACGTTCAAGTATTCTAGTCTGAAATGTATTGTGGCAGATAAACATAAGATCACCTTGTTGTGCAAAGGTAATCTCTTCAAGGTAAGATGCTGATGTTGTATTAACTAACCATGATTGACTTGTGAGTGACTGGATAGATGACACAGTGCCATCAGTAGGACTAATTTGAAATATCTCTATTCGTGTATTACTAAATGCTATTATATATTTTTCATCATCTGAAAATATAAATGGTTCTATTCGTACACTCTGTCTAAGACTTGCCAATGCAGTAAAGCTAGGATTACTACCAAAGTTAGCTATTCTTTTTGTACCAGTTCTTTTTTTTAAACCACCTTCTGATCGTATAAAAAAGTTTCTTACCTGCTCTGCGGCATTTGTGTAAACCTTTGTATCTGTCCTTGATGTAAGTGATGGACTAACTTCTCCAAACTGAAAGTTATTTAATGGCACTCGTACTCTTGCCATTTAACTTCTCCTATTAGTTATAAATCTTGATGTAGATAACTTTCTTGTAGTCTGTTGTTGTGCATCTATATTTCTTGCTTTTGCCATAAGTTGATTAGCTTTTGTTTCCATTAACTGCATAAGTCTATCATCTCTTGCTATAGATGTGGCAAAGATAGATGCCAGTGAGTATTGCAATGCCAATGAAAAATAACTTGGAAAGTTTACTTCTTCTGCTCTAAATGTAAAATCTGCTATCAAACTATCTGCAGTTGTACTGTCACTAAATACTTTGTCACCATAAACAGTATATTCTATAAGTCTGTCATTTATTGTCACACCATGCAGAACAAGTAAATTACTTGGTAGTTGATGAGCAATATCAAATCTGCCAGTAGGCACATCTGATAGTTGATTTAATATAGCTTGTTCTGTAGCAAATCTCCATCTTGCAGTAGACAACATGGCTCGAACTGTATCTTCATACATATTACTTGCCACTAATGCTTCTGTACTAGATGAGTCGAATGAAGTAATAGGCTCTGCACCAATCAAAACTAAGGCTCTTGATGCAATATCTATTGCCGAGTTTGCTACTGTACTTGCCATATAAAGTTAGGGGGATTGCTCCCCCTACTCCTAATCTCCGTCTGTTTCTGCAACAGCAGTACCATCTGAAACATCTACAGTAGTACCATTGTTTGATAAGACAGTTACAAAGTTTGTTGTTGGTGTATTCGTATCTTGTACTATTACTAAGTCACGAACATTTAACATATTTACAGATTCACCAGTAAAATAACCTGCAGAGTTAACTGCGGCAATCGCATCTGTAGTTTGATAAATCCATAGATTTACACCACTTGCTCCACCAATTCTGTGTAAGCCACTTGCACTATAAGCCATCTTTCCCTCCTATTAATTGTTGTCAAGAAGTTCAAAGATACCATTGTTATCTATAACAACAGCACCCATTGACATCATTGAGGTTGCTAAGTGTGATACTTTCTCAGGTATATAGTTTATTTCTGTACTTACGTCAGCACCTATACCTAATCCAACAGCAGTCGTATGATAGACCATATTCTTACCTGCAGTGATTGCCGCAGTAGAAAATATCTTGAATCCTAAAAATTCTTTCATACTCATGCCACCTGCAAATGGTAAGTTTTGCTCACCAACAAAGTCAGATGATGCAAACTCATTAATTAGAAATAAGTCAGCATATCCCTTTGGGTGCATAGCAATATATCTGCCACCATCTTCAGGTATGTTATTTGTACCAAAGGTTTCAAATGCACTAAGCAAGTCTGCTTTCTCTACTGCAGAACTTGTGTCATGTAATTGAGTTGAGTTAGCACCTGAGTCCATAGCTGTGTATAGAATCTCGTCAGTCTTTCGACCTAAAGCCGCCGCCGCAGATGTTGCGATAGCTTGTCTTTCATCTATGTTGGTTTTGATTTCATCTAACTTGTCGATAAATTCTGCCGCATAGAAGTCAGACATACTCACATCTACTGTGGTGTGTGCCAATTCCATTGGTGTTACTTGTCCGTTTCTTGATTTAGTTGATGCAGTACCAGTGCCGATCTTTTGGAATCGTGCTGTACTTCCACTCACATTCGCTACAGTACGGACAGTATTTCTTAATTTACTACCCATTCTCTGATAAGCTAAATGAACTTCAGTCTCGAACTGCGTAATAAAGGCTGTGTCTATTGTATTAGCCATAGTACGTTCTCCACTTAAAAGTTAATATTACATTTTATCAAGTTATCCATCTTAGCTTCATCTAGTTATCCGTAAGGGCTATCAGCTAACAACTGGGCTATATTCTTTGTTTAGCAAAATTTCTTTACCTTTGCAACGTACAAATCGCAAAACCTGAAAACCATTTACCATTACTGGTGGATCTAGTATCTCAAACCCAACAAAATCAAGCCATGCCAACGTATGTGCATGATCTGCAGGTACAACATTTTCAAGCTGATAATATTGTTTTTGGTAATAATCTACGACTGGATTGCACCATTTGAGAAACTTTCTCTGTATTTTATTGATGTCATATGATCCCAATGCCCATATTTTACCAATCATATTGTCACATATAGGACTACAACCAAACATTAAAGCAGGTCTTCTGTTAACAATAACAGTATAGCTTTCACCTTTTGGCTCTCTCAAACCTGCCATCAATGCACGAAAAGGAGTTGCACCATGTATAATGCACTCCCTTACATCACTATCCCTAAGATTATTTTGCAGGTGATTTACATGACTAGTATTAGCTTTGACTATAGGATATCCATCATAGATACCCTCGCCACTAAATTCTCTTAAAGCCATCAGTTACTTCTTGAACATATGCCTTATCTCGTCTTGTAGGATCATAGTATCTAGGATCTCTCATTTTAGTCATAAGATCTTCAATAGTTGTTTTTGCAGGAGCAGATGCTTGTGCATTTACATTTGTCTGTTGCATAGATCTTTGTATAAGTTCTAAGGCTTTGATACCCTCTGCACTTGTGCCAAGTTCTGCCACAGCATCTCGAAGTTCTTCAGGAAAGAATTTTTGTACAAATAAATTTGTAGCTTCTACTCTTGAGTTGGCATTGTCACCTAGACTTTTCTTAACTGCCTCAAGATCAGGTTGAGTGCTACCAGTATGCTCTGCCCATTTTGTTATACCTTCATTAAACTCTTCTTGTGACAAACCATTATCCCATGAATAATCTGCCCACCATTTAAGAAGTGGATTAGTTGCGGCTTCACCCTCATCTAATATCTCAGGTATCTGATAGTCACCTGATGTGGCAGGTCTATTAGCATATGCTTCTGTTTCTAGTTCCTGCAATACCTCACTCTTAACATCTTCTTTGTTCTTACCAAGTTTAGATGCCAGTTCATCATATGACTTTTGTAAGTCTGCTCCAGTTTCAAACTTCTCATTTAACCAGTCTGGTCTATTTGGTTCAGCTACAGACTCAGTAACACTTGGAGGTGCAGTGGTTTCTGTAGGGGTATCTGTAGCTGATTCTGTTGGTGTAGTTTGTTCTTCACTCATTGTTTTAACCTCGTTGCATGATTTATACGTTTAACTAATAAAGCCACTAGATATCTTTGACCCTCAAGGTGTCTAAGTTCAGGATCAGATATATTAGGACCACTTACTGCATCAATAGTTATTGATCTAAGATACTGTAACATTTCTTTTCCATTTGGTGTTTTGAATACGGAATCAATAACTTTAGAGATCTCTTCATCTTTTTGTTTAGGTCTTGGATATCCATCAACCCCCAAGTGTTGAGGCATTAGGTAACTCTCCTTGTTGTTGCATCTGTTGCACTTGCTGTGCCATCTGTACTAACTGCTGTCTTTCGTCTGCATCTCTAATTAAGTTATCAGGCACACCAAACTTCTTGGCTAGATATAATGCAGTTTCTTCTGAAGATATTAATATA